TATGACACAGGTTCAGCAGGAGCAGCAGCCGTAGCAGGTGAGGTAGCTTACTACTACACATTAGACGGCTACAAGAACAACCAGGTTACTTCTGATCTCTCTGACTCAGTTGAGATTGGAGCAGGTGTTCTTCAAGCTGTAATGACTGATGGACAATTTGGTTGGATTCAGATTTCTGGCCCTGCCACTTTGACCATTGCATTAACCGCAGGGGCAGATGGTGATCCATTAACTCCAACAGGTTCTGCTGATGGTACATTAGATGTCAGTGCTGATGTTACAGATAACGTTTGTGCAATTGCAGGCGATATATCTGACAAGGAAATTATTTGTACATTTCCTTTATAGCATACGCAAATCAACTAGGGGCAGGGCAACTTGCCCCTTTTTAACTTTATGGGGGAACTATGAGAGTCCAGTTTTTTAAAAAAATGTTTAATGGTGAAATGAGAGATTTTGCCAGAATACCTGTAACAGATACAAAAGATATTTTAGAGACACCTGTTAGATCAACAGATGTACAACGCTTCCCAAAAGAGTGGGCAGAATACAAGAAGAATGAAAACAAAAAAATCACTGGTACTTTACTTGATACATTACCAGGCATTTCAGAGGATAAAAAAATTGAACTTGAACTTAAAGGTATTCAGACAATCGAGCAGTTGGATAAGGCAAAAAGTGCAATCTTGCAAAGCATGGGTGATGTCTATGTTTCACTCCAAAAAATCGCACAACTTCATGTCAAAGCCAACAGCAAAAGCAGCACCAAAAAAACACAAGAAAAGAAAGACAAGTAAAAAATGACATTACTATCAATCTGTCAGAATGTTGCTGATTTCACTGGTTTTGAAAGACCAGTAACAGTTATTGACAATACAGACCCAATAGCAAGGCAGTTACTAGCACTTGCACAGAGAGAAGGTAAGCAGTTGATGCGTGTATCTGATTGGGCAGTGTTAAAGAAAGAGCATACATTTTCTACATCAAATGGCACAGCAGCTTATGCATTGCCAAGTGACTTTGACAGATTGGTTTTAGAAACATCGTATAATAGATCAGACAATGATATTATGACAGGGCCAATAAGCAGTTCTGAATATCAGCTAGTTAATCATGGTACTGCCTCGCAAGGCACAACAGAAAAATTTAGATTAAAAGCAGCATCAGGTGCATTAAAGTTTGAGATAGACCCAACACCTTCATCTACACAGACCATAGGTTTTGAATATGTATCAACACAGTTCTGTCAGTCATCTGGTGGGAGTGGGCAAGCTGCGTGGGCAGCAGATACAGATACAGGCATACTTGATGAAACAACAATGGAAATGGGCATAACCTGGCGTTTCAAGGCTGCTCATGGATTAGATTATGCAGAGGATTACAGGCAATACCAGTTAGAGGTTCGACAGGCTGTTGCTCGTAATGGCTCTGCACCAGTTCTTCAAATGGATGATGCAAGACGTTTGATTGTATCACCATATTCTTACAACTTAAATGATGGCAACTACGGCTTGAGTTAATGTTACAGCCTTTAAGAACAGCAAGCAGATATAAAGTCAAATCAGCATCTGTACCTGCACCTTTTGGAGGTCTAAACAGTCGAGACTCTGTTGATCTTATGAAGCCGACAGATGCGATTGTTATGAACAACTTTTTTCCAACTGTGGAAAAGATTACATTAAGAGAAGGCTATACAAGTTTCTGCACTGGTATTGGTTCTGGTGATGTAGAAACATTGGTTGAGCATAATTCAGGTAGTAACAGACAACTCTTGGCTGTTGGCGCAGATGGTGTTCTTTATCAGATAGATACTGGCAGTGCAGTCAGCAAGAAAACAGGTTTGTCAAATGGCAGATTCCAGACTACTGCATTTAATGGTAGGACATTGTTTGTTAATGGAACTGATACACCTTTCTCATGGGATGGCTCATCAGCAGCAAATCTTTCAATTACATTGTCTGATAGCTCTAGTGCAGACAGTTTCAAAGGTGTTCATGCACATAAAAACAGAGTTTACTATTTTAGAGGCACAGATCAGAAGTTTTATTATTCTGCGACAGTTGACACCTTTCAGGGTAACTTTACACTCTTTGATTTATCTGTAGTAGCTGACAAAGGCGGTAATATTGTTTCTATGGGTACAGTAACCATAGATGGCGGTGAGGGTGTTGATGATCTACTGGCAATCATACTGGCATCAGGTCAGGTGCTTATATATAGTGGCTCAAACCCTAGTAGTGGTTTTAGTCTCATTGGTACATTCAGAATTGCAGAACCAATCAATGAGCCAAGATGCATAGCAAAGTTTGGTGGTGATATAGCTGTATCAACCAAAGAAGGTTACATAGCATTATCACAGGTTATCAAAAACGATATTATAGGACAAAGAGCGGCAGCCTTATCAGAAAAGATCAGAGGTACAGTCATTGCACAGGTAGCTTTGACAGGCACAACGACAGGGTGGCAGACATTTGTTTCTCCTGATGGCACAAAGATATTTTTTAATTACCCAACAGGTGATGGTACTGATCCATATAATCAGCACGTTTTTAACCCTATCATAAATGCCTGGTGTAACTTTGAAGCTATACCTGCAAGAGTTTGGGGACAGTTTAATGGCGATACTTTCTTTGGCGGTGGATCAGGTGTTGTATTCAAAATAGGTGGTACAGCAGATGTGGATGCGGCTATCACAGGTGATGTTGCCACAGCATTTAATTACTTTGGTGACAGAGCATCAATAAAAAGATTTACCTCTGTTGCGCCAATGCTAGAGGCAAGTACAACAGTCAGTTTTGATTTTGGTATTGCAGTTGATCAAGAACCTGTAGCTGCACTCAATTTAAGTACAACAAGTTTTGCATCTGAGTTAGCCACATGGGATGTCGCTACATGGGATGATTTCTACTGGGCAGATACCGCAGGTGCAGGAATAACACAAAGACGTAAATCAACAAGTAAATTAGGAAGGAGTGCAGCTTTGAGAATAAAGGTTGCTTCAAGTACACAAGCAGTCAGTTTTATTGCTGCTAACTTTACATACACACCAGGAGGGCCATTCTAATGCCATACAGTTCAGGTACATTTTCAAGAGTGCATGACTTTACATCAGACAGAGATGCAGGGATAAAAATACAGGCTTCAAGGACTGATGCGGAGTTTGATGGTATAGCCACAGCACTGTCAACAGCCATATTAAAAGATGGTACACAGACAACTACAGCCGTTGTACCTTTTGCCTTTGGCATATCCATTGTTGACAACAAAGCCATCACTCTTGGCACAAACTCCGATATTACAATTCAGTATGATGAAACCACAAATGACAGTCTGGAGATTGCTGCCGCAGTCGAGGGTGCTGCATTAGGTATTGTTCTTAAATCAGATCAAGGCGATGACAATGCAGATCAACACAAACTGAGTATTGCAGATGGTGGCACACTTACTCTAGCAAGCAAAATATCAGGAAGCTTTGTTACTTACCTTACACATACACCAAACTCAACAGTTGCAAGTTCTACTTTGGCAGTTGCAGGTAATCTAACTGTGGGTGGTAATTTAACACTAGGCTCTGGTGCAGAATTATCAGAAGCAGAGTTAGAACAGTTAGATGGTATTACAGCAGGTACAGTTGCCGCTAGTAAAGCAGTTGTTGTAGATTCAAACAAGGATATTGCATCATTTAGAAATATTACACTTACTGGCGAACTTGATGCAGGTAGCCTGGATGTATCAGGTGATGCAGATATAGACGGCACACTGGAAGCAGATGCGATAACAGTAGATGGAACAGCCTTATCTGAAGTTATATCTGACACAACAGGTGCTATGTTTTCAAGTAATACAGAAACAGGTATTACTGTCACATATCAAGATGCAGACAACACAATAGATGTTGAAATAGATGCTGCACAAACAGCAATTACGTCTGTGGTTAATACGAGTTTAGAAATTGGTAGAGATGCAGATAATAGAATTAAATTTGGAACAGATAATCAAATCATCTTTGAAGTTGATGGTGGTGATAATGTAATATTTAAAACAAGTGGAGAAATAGAAGCTAGTTCTTTAGATATTAGTGGTGATGCTGACATAGATGGCACATTAGAAGCAGATGCCATGACATTGAATGGCACTGCCATAACAACGACAGCAACATTATCAACAGGTATTTCAAATGGTAATGTTCTGGTTGCAAATGCAAGTGTTGCTGATAATGATTTTTTAAGAGTTGATGGTACAAGCATTGAAGGCAGATCAGCGAGTGAGGTTTTATCTGATATAGG